TTTAGTAAATGTAAAACTACCACAAAGAATTGCTACTCAAGATATTTTTCCTGGTATTGGAGCATTTTTAGGATTTTAAGATGAGTTGGAAAGATATTGCCTTAGAACACGCACAAAAAGATTCACCACAGGAGGCTTGTGGTCTATTGATTATCTATAAAGGTGAAGAAAAGTATTATCCCTGTAAAAATATTGCTGAAGAACAGGGCGATTATTTTATTTTAGATCCTGATGATTGGATAAAAGCTGAAGATGAAGGTGAAGTCATAGCAGTAATACATAGTCATCCAAATCATCCACCATATCCCAGTGAAGCTGATTTAGCCAGTTGTGAATACTTAGATTTACCTTTTTATATTGTTAATCCAGAGACAAAACAATGGCATTACTTTAAACCCTCTGGTTATAAGAAAGGATTGATTGGTAGAGAATGGGTTTGGGGAGTACAGGATTGTTGGAGTTTAATACATGATTGGTATGAAGAAAAAAGAAATATTAAATTAAAACATTGGGATAGACCAAAAAGCCCAAAAGAATTTTCAAAAAATCCATTATTTGAACATGGTCTACCTTTAACTGGTTTTATTGAATTAGAAGATACAATAGATTTAGAAGAGGGTGATGTTCTTCTTATGGACACAACAAATACAGGTAAATTAAATCATGTTGCTTTATATTTAGGAAATCAAACTATTTTTCAACATTGTGTGAAAAGACTTAGCTGTAGAGAACTTTACGATCAAGACCATATAGACTGTACGAAGAAGAGGTATCGCTATGCTCAGTAAAATTAAAGTTTACGGTAGATTAGCTCGATTTTTAGGTGAGCGTACTTTTGAAGCAGAAATATCATCACCAGTAGATGCTTTTAGATTTTTACTAGCAAACTTTCCTAGTTTAGAATCTCATATGATGGAGCAAAATTATTGTGTAAAAGTAGGAGATTATGAGATTAATGAGACTGAATTAGATACTCCTACAGGAAGTCAAGAAATAAAAATTGTGCCAGTAATTATGGGAGCAGGAAAAGGTTTTGGAAGGTTTTTACTTGGAGCAATTTTAATTGGAGCAGCAATTTTTGCCCCTACAGTAGGTTTAGGATTAGGACAAGGTACAAGTGCCTTTGCATTTGGAACTTCTGGAGGAGGAGCACTTTTAGCAGCAGCAGGAAATGTGGGTATATATTTAGCATTGTCTGGTATATCACAAATGCTAACGCCTACAGAAGAACTTGGCGGTGGTTCTGACGATCCATCTAGTTTTACTTTTAATGGAGTGCAAAATACAATAAGGGCTGGTGTTGCTATACCTGTTGTTTATGGTGAAATATTTACTGGATCGTTGGTGGTGTCTGGTGGTATTGATACAGACGATTACTCAGGATAATTATGTTTAGAATATCTGAAATACATTTTGGAGCAGGACGAAAGGAAGTCCAACTAAACCCTTTTAAATGGTTTGGCGGTGGCGGTGCTACAGCAACAATAACTTTAGGTTCTTTACAAAGTAGGCAATTTATTAACCTTATTGAAGTCATAAGTGAGGGAGAAATTGAGGGCTTTCCATCAGCAGCAGGACTAACGAAAGGAACTGATGCTTATTCTCAAGCGGCTTTAAAAGATATATTTTTAGATAAAACACCAATTATAAAACCAAGTGCAGATCCAAATAATATACAAATTAGTGATTTTAATTTTCAAAGTATAAAATTTGAGCCACGATTTGGAACGTCTAATCAACCTCACATAAAGGCTATAAGCGAGATTGAAAACGAAACACCTGTAGGGGTTGAGGTAACTAATGCTCAACCAGTACCAAGAACTGTAACCGATTCTGATATTGATGCCATTAGAGTTACGATTACTTTTAATGCTCTTGTTAATATTAACGAAAAAGACGGAAAAAACTTAGGAACTACCGTTGATGTATTTATAGAAATTATTGAAAATGATGGAACTGTTTCTCGTTTTGACAAAAATCAAGGTGGAAAAACCTCAATTCAACCTGGTGGTCTTTTTGGTTTAATTCCTACGCAAGTTTCAGAATTTACAGTTAGAGGAAAATCAAGAAGCTCATATAGTAGAGACTTTGTAATCCCTATTAAAGACAATGCTTCTTTTCCTATACAAGTTAAAGTTGGTAGAATTACTGCGGACAGTACAAATGACAGGGTAACAGATAAGTTTTCATGGACATCTCTCACAACAATAAAAGATGAACAAAGAGCTTACCCTGATATAGCTCATCTTTATTTACGTCTTGATGCGGAACAATTTGCTAGTGTTCCTCAAAGAATGTATAGGATTCGTGGGATAAAAATTAAAATTCCACATAATGCAACTGTAGATCAGACAAATGGAAGACTAACTTATAGTGGTACTTTTAATGGAACTCTTACAACTACGACTCATTGGTGCTCAGATCCATCTTGGATTTTATTTAATTTGTTAACAAGTAGTCGATACGGATTAGGAGAGCATATTACTGAGGCTCAACTTGATAAATTTGCTTTTTATAGTGCTTCTGTATATTCTTCTGAATTAGTTGATGATGGAGAAGGGAATCAAGAACCTAGATTTAGCTGTAATGTAGTTCTTCAAAAAAGAGAAGATGCTTTTAAGACAGTAGCGTCTCTTAGTTCTGTAATGAGAGGAATGACA